CTATCAAAATTTGATGACTGGCGTTGGGAACTTATTCCCCGAAAGAGTTAAGAAAGGTTTTCAGGCTGGCGTTGAGCTTATGTCTCCCCAGGCACAAAAAGAACTTGTGGATGAAGGTGGAGAACGTATTTTAAGTTCAATTTCTAATTACAGTACTTTTGCACCGCGATTTAAAAAAGAGTTAGCAGAAACGAAAGGAATTACATTTCGAGAAACACCACAAGAATTTGTGGGTGCTTACGCAGCTCGTTTGTTAACAGATGTGGGAACGGATTCAACTCGTCATTTGTATTGGAGATACAATCATCCGATGGCCATTGCTGATGCAATTGTTGAAAAAGCTGCTGGCCCAACATATCAACAGTTAAATCCAACGCAAAAAGCAACCATCGGTTTAGCTGTTGGCGCTCCTACCGCTGCTTCTCTGGGAGTCTTTGATATTACAAATCCTGGCGAGTTGTTTCGTCCTAAGGGATTTGCTCAGACTTATTCTGAGTTAGGAGAAGAAGATCGGCGTAAAACTTCTCAACCAGGTCTTGAACTTGTTGAACGTATGTTTCTGGGGCGTCAAGGTCGTCCCTTAAAATATGAAACTGCTAAACAAGATATTCCCGACTTAACTCCCGAAAGATATGGTCAATATATGAAAGGGTTTTATCAAGATAAAGGCATTACGGGATTGGGTTTGATTAAGTTCACTCCAGAAAATTTACAAGGTGAACCAGAGGCTCGTATTGTTGGTTTTCCGATTGGGCTTCAATCTGTTGGTGCGTTAGCAGGAGGAACCCTGGGACTTCAACAGGGTTTAAAGTCTCAAACTATTACTAAACAGCTAGGCAAACAAACACTGACTCAGGTTGCCCCAGGAGGCACACGAAAGACTGCAGCTTTTACTTTGGCCGGTTCCTTGGCAGGAGCACTGCTTGGCAACTTAACTAATAAAGCTATTGCCGCTGCACAAAATAATCCTGAAAAATTGCCTTCCACCCTGGAATACCAGCAAAGCATTTAGGCTGGTAAAATTAATTTATCAAGATTTATAAATAGATGGCTTCTGAACGTATTCCACAAGGCGGCGCAATGGTTGCGTACGACCCCTTTCAATCAATCTTGAATCAAATTCGAGCGGGCATGGTTCCCGAGCAATTAAAGCAAGCCGGTCGCGGCGCTGCTGGGGCGGTGTCTAGCCCCATGGGGCAACGTGCTGCAGGTCTTGCTGCACCTCTTGCCTATGGTGCAGGTAGTTTGATGGGTGGCAATATTGCACAGGGCGTCGGTGAGATTGGTGGCGGTCTACTTGGGTCTCAGTTGGTAGGGGGGATTGCCAGCGGCCTTGAAAAAGGTGGGGCACGCGGCAAACTTCTTGGGGCTGGCGTTCGTTTAGCTGGCGGTTTACTTGGTGGCGGTCTTGGTGGTGGTATTGCAAGTGCTGTTGGCGGCGGCATTGCAAACGCAGCTCAAGCTCTGACAGGAGGTGCAGCACAACGTGAAATGGCCCGTGGAGAATCTCCGGGTGTTCTTGGTATCCCTGGCTTAGGTGCTAAAGATCTTGGTGGTTTAGATGCAGGTGAAATTGAGCGTATTGCCAGGGCAACAGGTAAAACGCAAGTAGAGGTTGCAGAAGCTTTGTATCCACTTCAGCAACGTGGTCTCGATGCTGCTGTACAACGCCAAATGCAAATTAATCAGCAAACAGGTCAAATTACTGGTGCATTAAATCGTCAGATGTACATGGCTCAGCTTGCTGGTGGCGCTCAAGCACAAGCTGGTGAAACGGTACGGACAATGTTGACTGCTCCGAATCCCTACGCCTCTTCTGCCTTCCAATATCGGGGGTAATCATGGCCGATCTGACACAATTTAAATACGATCCGGAAGCTGCAACTAGGTTTTTTCAACAGACCAAGAACATTCCGGAGTGGGCGCAACGGGATCTTTTTGCCGCTCAGTTCAAACCTCCTGGGCAAAGCGAGTTAGCTCAAGCTATTGATGCTCTCAATCAAATTCGTAAAGAAGAAAGGGATCCTGCATTTCAAAAACAACAACTTCAAAATGCTTTAGAGTTCCAAAAAGAACAAATGAAGCAGGCATACCCTTATTTGCTTGCACGTCAAATTCCTGAAACAATGTCTCAGGCTTTTGGCGCTGCCAATGCGCTTCGTCTTCTTGGCGCAGAGCGTGGCACTGAGGCTGCATTACGCGGCGTGGATGCTGTGTCACGTGGACAATTTATTCCGTATGGCGCACTCCCTGAGTTTTCTTACTTTTCTTAATGTAAACTAATGATATGGCCTTCCCGGACTATTCAAGTGCTTTTTAGGAGGCGGATTAAGTTTTACCAACTTGGCATTTAATCCGGGAACTGGAAATCTAGCAGGAGGAAGTATGGCAATTGATCCGTTTTATGGTTCTCTAATTCAAACCGGAGCTAGCCTTTTTGGCGGCTTAATGGGCCAAAGTGCGGCAGATAAAGCCATTCAGTCGCAGGTTGCGGGCGCAAATTTTGCAGCACAATTAGCTACAAATCAAAAAGCGCTTGAAGCCGCTTACGGACTTATGGGTCCGTTTCTTCAAGAGCAGTTTGCCCCTCGTCAACTTGAGCGCCAAAAAGAAGCTCAACGTTTCCAATTTGGCGAGCTGGGGGGATTGCAACGTGCCGGACGCCAAGAAGATTTAAAGCGTCAAGCAGCTTTTGCTACTTCAGCTTTAGGTCGCGATACGGCCCGTCAAGCTGCTATGTTTCAAGAACGCCTTGAACGCGCTAAATCTCGTGGGGCGTATAGCGGACTTTTTGGTCCTATTGCTTCTGATTTTTCATAAGGAGATAAGACATGGGCGGCGGAACTACTGTTTCATATCAACAACCAACAGATCCGTATGGTAATGCGTTAAAAAAATATCAGTTAGAACAACTGAAAAAAACTGAAAAAGAAACCGCAAAAGAAAAAGAAGAAAAGAAAACTGCTGATGCGGCGAAAAAAGCTGCAGCACAATCGGGGTTTGCTCCTTTTAAACAAACTATTCAAAAGCAACTTGCTCAAGGACTTTTAAGCTATACAGAAGCACAAGCTGAAATTAAAGATTACGCTAGTAAATATGATATTGGCCCACAAACCGGAGCCCTGCAAGAACTTACTGATTATTATTTAAAAGATATTCAACCTGGTCAACAAACCAGTCAAATTGAAAGTGCGTATCAAGAACTGCTTGGTAAAGGCCCAAGCGCTGAACAACTTGAAAAAGCACAGAAAGGATTTAAATCTGGCTATTACAAATCAGTTGGTGATCTTAAAGACGCCTTAAAACTTAGTGACGAATATCAAGAAAAGTTTAATAAAAGCTATCTTGATAACTACTACGAGACAATGTATGGCAAGGCCACCAAAGACTCGACGGGCACTAAAAAATATAATTTCAAACTTCAAGAAACGCTTCCTACATACGCCGGAGACCTTAAAACTGCCACCGGCGTTGAAATGCCGACCTTTAAAACAGAATTTACTGGCACCGCTGGCGAAATTGAAGCCAATCTTAAGGCTATTAATGAAACTAAAAAGTTTATCTACAGTGCGGGTTTAACCAATCTTCAAGGCGCTATTGACAAAGAAACGCAAAAACTTAAAAACGAAGGGACTAAAGAAGTCGCGAAGCTGCAACAGGCTGGCGGACTTTATAGCTCTTTGATTGGTGCGTTTAGTTTCTAATTGAATATCAATTTGTTATAATTATTTTAGTTCTTTAAAAAACAAATGACCGCTTCGACCACGACTGCTGCTGCAGATAGCGATTATTTTGACATTAATAAATTTCAACAATTGCTTGACAAACTTGAAGCTTCTAAAATGAAGCAGCAGACGCAAAAGTCAACCGAAGGTCGCAAAGACATCTTTGCTCAAGGCCTTGCTTCCATGATGGGCAATTTCTGATTTTTTCTTGTAGGATTCATAAGTCATGACCAGCACTCCTGCTGCTCCTACCAATCCAGACGATTGGTTTGATTTAGAAAAGTATAAGCAAGCTGCTGGAGTGGCTTACGAATTTTCCAAGAAAAAAGCGGAGGTCGCTGGTGAACAAGAACGAGAAAGCATCGGAAAGGGCGCTGAAGAACAGCGCACTTCCGCTGAACAAGCGCAGAAGTTTAAGCAACAAGACGAAGCCAGAGATTACGCCCAGGCCCAACGAGCTTATCGATATTGAGCTATTTGATACTTGGGTAGACAATCTTGACGCATCTACTCAAGAGTCATTTTGCGCTTTCGCCGCAGATAATTATTCAGTAATTGAAATCTACCTTTATTCTCGTTTTCTCGGGTATAAAGGAAGCATTTCTGCATGCGATCTCTGGGTTAAAGACCATTACAAAAAGCCGGATCATCGCAAAAAACTTCTGTATGAAATAGATGAAATGCAGGAGGACGTAAGAAAATTACGCGAAGATGTAGAAAACGGAGTCGTTAAACGAGATGCGGGCGTGGCAAGAATTGCTTCTATGCAAAAAGAAATTCGTGGCCATATTGATCAAGTAGAAAAATTTACGAATACCAAGGACCGCAAAGGTTTGTTGATGGCTGGTGCGGATAGAGCAATTCGTGAGCTAATGTTTATTTTTAAAGATGATCCTATTGAAATTCCTCTCGAAGAAGCAACAATGAGTGTGTGGGCTCGCATGCAGCTAGAAGAATAACCTTTGTTATAAAATATCTATAGTAAAACAAATTGCAATGGGAGCAGGGAAGAAAATACCAGGTCAGCCAATGGCTGGTAAGTATTCGGGTGCTGTTAATGCTGCAAAGTCCCAAAGCATTCCCACGAAAAACCCTCAGCTTCAATCCACTGCTCTTGACAAACTTGCATCGTAATGACTAAAAACAAAATGCCTCCCGAGCTTCTGGAGCACTTTAAAAAGAAAGAAGCTAAAAAAGAAGACGGTACTGAGATGTCTGACAAAGAGAAGCGTAAAGCTGCCTTAGATAAGGCTCGCAAATACAAGGAACAAAAAAACGAAAAATAAGATAACATTCAATTAGAACGTTACTAAATTTTCGTGCCAAGTTATACGCACCTTGCTTACAGGCGCAACGCTCGCGCTGCTGCGCGTCAACAGCAAATCCGTGTTCCACGTAACGCAGCGTCTCTGGCACGTGCACGAGAAGATTTTGGCTTTTTTTGCGAGTATGTTGCAGATAAACCTCCGGCACAACACCATCTTGATTGGCATCGCCATTTTGTCACGAATGAAGACAGTAGCTGTTTAATTAAAATTGCCGGACCGAATGTTGACCTTTTAGCGCCACGAGGGTCTGCTAAATCAACGGTACTTGGTCTTTTGACGGCATGGGCCATCGGCATTCACACGCAAGCTAAACTGCCGTTACAGATTCTTTACTTGTCTTATACGGTTGATATTGCACGGTCCAAATCGGCAACCATTAAACGCATCATTGAAAGTAAACGTTACCAGGAAGTTTTTCCCAGCGTACGTTTAATGAAAAACGTGACAAGCAATGAGTACTGGTCTATTGATCACAAGTTTGCAGGCATTGATACTACTGGTGACGAACAATTTACTCTTTGTGCCGCAGGTCTCAAAGGTTCGGTGACCTCCAAACGCTCTCACTTAGTAATGATTGATGACGCAATTAAATCAGCCGCTGATATTGCCAATCCAGATATTCGTAAACAAATGCAGGAGAACTGGAACGCAGTGATTGCGCCAACAATGTTTGAAGGCGCTAGGGCTATTTGCCTTGGAACTCGCTTTAGGCACGATGATATTCACGCTACAACATTTAATGAGCAAAATAACTGGAGTCAAATTGTGTTGTCTGCGATTTCTTCTAATCCCAAAACAGGGGATGAAGAATCCTATTGGCCAGAAATGTGGTCTTTGGACTATTTAAAAGAAAAGAAACGACAAGCTCCTATCGCTTTTTCGTTTCAGTACATGAATCAAATTATTCGCCAAAACGAATTGTCTCTTGCTCCGGAGTTAATCGTTAAAGCTGAAATTGCAACGGAGTTTGACACGCTTGGTGTGGGGGTTGACCTATCTGCTGGCACTAAAGAAAGAAACGATTACACCGTTATGGTTCTTGGTGGACGCATTGGAGATCGTATTCACATTATTGATTACCGCAGGCTCCGCGTTATGGGTAATCTTGAAAAACTCGATGCCTTAAAAGAATTGTTAAATGATTGGTCTGTTATTGGCAAAGACGATAACGATCATTATTTTCCGACATACTCAACGTGCGATATCTGGAGTGAAGCCGTTCAATATCAGGCGTCGTTGGAGGCTGACTTTAAACGGGTTTGTTTAAACAATGAAGGACTATACAACTTAATTTGGCATCCTGTTAAAGGATTTCGCGCAGACAAACTAGCCCGTTTCCGTGGAATTATGGGAATGTTTGAAGATCGAAAAATTATTTTTAATCGTTTTCGTAACTTTACCAATATGTTTGAAGAGCTGACTAACTTCGGAGTTAGTGGACACGACGATTGTGTCGATGCTCTCGTCTGGCTTGTTACTGGTTTAGCAAGAAAAGGTCAATTGCATATTGATTATTGAATTTAGAATGATAAAAAAGCTTTTGCGTTGTGGGTCCCGAGTACGTCGCTATTGCAATCACTTCAATTGTATCTGCCATTACAGGTGGAAGTTGGGTTGCAAATAAAATACTAGATAGGCAAAACGAACGAGTTCAACAAGCCTTTAAATACATTGATTCCCAAAAAAGAAGGATTGATTTTTTGGAAGACCAAATTAATCGCATGCCGTTAGATTACGTTTTAAAAGTCGACTTCCTGAGAGAAATTCAAGAAATGCATGAAAATTTTAGGCAGATCAACGATAAGCTTGATAAGCTTATGGAAAAGCTTTTGTCAAAATGAGTTACATTCTTGAAGTTGAAGAAGACGAAAACGGTGATCAATTTATTGTCTTCCCCGATGAAGTACTGGAAGAATTGGGATGGCAAGAAGGAGATCTTCTCGATTGGGATGTTCGTGCCAATGGGATTGTTTTGACTAAGGTTAACGACCCGGCAGGATACGAAGTTATAGAGGAGTAGAATAAATAAAAAGAGATGTTGACATGTTTTACGGTGGCGAAGTAAATGTGCCGGGTGCAGCTGGCAATCTTTTAGCAGGAAGCCCTGGATCTCGTTTATCGGAACAAGAGATTCAAGATCGTTTGTTTCGTTATGGCATGGAGCAAACACCACGCGGTCAACAAATTCAACAACGCATTCAAGAAATTCGTCAACAATATCCAGGCGCATTTGGACTTCAATCAGCCCAGGCGGGTGGGTCTAGCAATTTACCAGGGGCCATTGGTAATATGGCAGGTGTTGCGAATGCTCAATTTTTTGAAGGCCCCCAACTTGGTCAAGCACAGCCTCAAGGATTACCGCAACAACCCTACGGTGGCGCACCTAATGTTCCCTTAACTCCAGAACAAAAATCAAAATTAATGCAACCCGGCACGCCGCCCCCGCCTGACTTCAATCTTCAAGATTACTTGCGTAAGGCAGAAGTTCCTGTTGGGTTTCACAATAAGTATGTTTCGTAATGGCACAAGAAGACAGTAAATATACAAAACCAGAGTTACGAGAACGCATCAAAGATCGCGTAATGGCTGGTACTCGTGGCGGTAAAGCAGGCCAATGGAGCGCACGCAAGGCTCAGCTTGTCGCACAAGAGTATGAAAAAGCTGGCGGTGGATACAAAGGCGGCAAAGGAGAAAAACAAAAATCTCTGGAGAAGTGGGGGAAAGAAAAGTGGATGACCAAAGATGAATATGAGA